GCCAGTTCGGTGGCCCTCATACGTCGCACGGGTCTTTGTGCGACGGGCTAATTGGACAACTGTCCAGTGGTTCCTTATACACGGGTTCACTACGCCCGCGATTGGAATCCACAGTGGATGTTGCCGACTCCTCACTCCTTGGCCTAGCCAGCCGCGAAGGAGGATGCGAGTTGTTAGTCAGACAAAATTGTCTTTAGAATCATTCGGTTCTAGAGCTTGAGATAGAACCTGTCGGTCGGGTAAGTATCTCTGTTGGGCATAGCAGAGTAAAAACCCGAGAAGTCGTCTTCACCGCAGTATACAGGATCGGACCACGGGTAAACAAGCCAAAACTTTGTTTCCTGGGTATCGAGAGTGTAACTACACTGCGGATCGACTATGTTTATCGCTTCATAATAGGCGGCAAAGGCTGACCAGACACGTCTCGACGCCACGAGTGCGGACGATCGGTCACCGGGTGTACTATAACCCGGTTGATCGAATATTCCCCACCAGTCGTCGGCTCGAACTGGTTCAGTAACCCATAAACGTTGCTCCCTACCTCCTTACTTGATCCTCTAACATACTAGGCTCGGATTGAGTGACATGTTCAACAGGGCATTTGATGCCAAGTTGAAACCGTCCCAATTTGTCCTGTAGTTACGGTCGACCTCTTGGTCGATCTATTACGAGAAATCAGTCTGCGAGAAGGGTTAGACGTTGACTGGATTACAGTCTTCTTCTGCCTAGTAGACAAGTATCTGTCTAGAGGCGCGCAGGCGTTAAGCCGGTGACCGCAAATGGTCAAAGCGCTTCTAGAAGGACACATGCCCAAAGCCGCGAGCCCGTTACTACGGTGAGTAGAGGAGACCTTGTTTGTCGTTCCTCAACGTCGCCATGACGGTCTGTGCGCACTCCATTAGTGCAAGGTATCCCAGCCTGGCCAATTCGGCTGTGCATCGGGAACCCGAAACTGAGGGTGGCATTAGTGCCGCAGCCTTGTCACCAAACACTTCCTCGGGAGTCCTCGCCCATAAGGCCAGGTTCTCCAAGACAAGTGAAAAGGTGTCAGAGGTCACCCCTTGATCAAGCCCCCTCACGTTGAGGGTAAGCGAGATCATGGAGAGCAGCAGCTCGCGTAATTGTGCAGCATCAACGACATACGGTGTATGTTGATAGGCGGCTATTAAATCTCTATGCCAGCGAGGAACAACTAGTGCTTCGCCAGCTGGAAGGTTAAACAGCCCCAACCCGCCGACTTTAGTGGGTAAGTACCAGAGATAGGACATCTCTGTCGATCTCGGCAGATAATAATACATATTAACTGAAAAGATGACTTTGAGAAGCCAAATATCCCTTGGTCTTAACGCCTCTTAATCGTCAACGGGCCAACCAATCATCTCACTTAGAGAGGCAAACTTTCCGATTGCCGGATTGGTATCTTCATCACCGTGACCAATTGCACCTTGCTTTCGCTCGATGGAGAGCAGGCGCATTTTGGGGTAGTCGATTTTAAGATACTGTTATAACCTTGACTTCTGGCCAGGAAGACCCTCGAAAGGAGCCTGTGTAGGTCTTGGATTCAACCTTAGGTATTTATCCTTGACCCACCTGAAATCCTCCCTGTTAAGGGCGTAGGTATCCCGGTCATCCCAGATAGTTTCCTCACAGTACGGGGCACCCCACTTGTAAAGTAGGGTCTTCTCCATTGAAACCTTTGCAGACATCATCTTGCAGAGTTCCATGTGGAAAAGGCAGTCCCGTTCGGATGCGAATAAAATCGTCGTCGCCAGCTGTGGCAAAGAACCTCTAGTTAGGTTGGATGCCCAGTTGAGACGCAATTGAAGCAACATAGGAAATAACAGTCAGACACACCTTCGTAAGTGGCTCGCCCATGAGGACACCACGAACAGTGGTCCACGAAGGCCCATCATCCCTGCGATTGTCATAGACATCGCGGGGCGATAGTAAGAGTCTAAGTGCAGACTCCAAATATGTGGAACGACACTCCATTCCATCCAGGAATGTGAGCATGATATGCAAAACGACCTCGTGTTCGAGGTTGTCAGTTGCATTCTCAAAATCGCCCGACATAAAGACGTGTTTGCACTTCGGCTCGCTTAGCGTTTCCTTTAGTGATCTCCATTCGTCAACCAGCCTACCGAGCAATGCCCAAGCTTGGAAACCTCGCTTGAGCCCTGCTTAGAGGCATGGATGACGTGATAAAAGGTCCGTAAGGACGTGAGCTGCCGGCTAAAGATACGTAACCAGGGCAGCCTCGCTCATTGTAACGATCCTGACTTTATTGCCAGGTTCGTCAATACATGAGCGGGCAACCTTCGGGTTAACCCATGGTTAGTCTAAGCCAAGCCATCCCTTTGAACGAGCAACATCACATGCCCACGCGAATGTTTGGAAAGCATGTCTTGTGGGTTCTTACCCTGGACCGCTAACCTATATTTCGTGATAGACACCTCTGTGTTCC